GTGCTAAAAGCTTACTTAGAGACTGTAGCTCTTCAGGAGATAGGTTTTCTAACATTTCACTTAGTTCTTTTTTATTACCCATGTTTAAAAGCCTTTGCTTTTTGAACGCTGAGAAAAATATCACTGATGTTTTTAACCGAAGAGGCGAGATATGTCAATCTATCCGCTCGGTGTTGAGCATATCTTTTAATTTGTTCTATCTTTGTTGCGTAGCTATCTTCCTTAACAGCTTGATTAAATTGACTTTCCCAAGACCCCTTGTATTGTTGTTCCCTTCCCGACAATGTTGTTTTTAATATTTGAGTAGCCCAGTTAACACGGGCAAGTTCTCGATTATAACTTCTTTGTAAATGAAAAGATAAGGACGCTAATAGCAAAGCAGCTTCGGCACAATTATCAGGAGTAAGCTTTTCAATTTGATCCCGTGAAAGCTCTAGGTATTGCTGAGTAGAATCATCATAGAATGCTTTTGTATACTTAGGAATTCCTAGATCAGTTTCGTAAGCATCTAAGATCTCATCGAGCTTCTCTAGTCGTTCTTTTGCTGTATTCTCAGTAGCCATTGATCTTTATTTTCATTAAAAGGTAGTTCGATATAAATAAGACCGTTCAAGACGCACCACTCTTCTAGCTCTCTATCTCTCTGTTTTTGGCTTATGAAGTCTTGAGCGCANGTATGATATAAACTATTAAAACTGTAGTGCTGNGCGCCATGCACTTCAATAACGGTCTTAATAGTGTTGATGTAAAAATCTACGAATACTTTTTTAGTCTGTCGAAGTCTTACCGGAACTTCTTCACATAACAAAACAGTAGGATAGCAGTTTTTAAGTAACGATCTCGCCGTGAGGTGTAATTGAGATCGAGGACGTGAGTTGTTTGTCATTGCTAAACTAGCAGATGTTTTCCACTTATAAATATTACCGTCTAAATCACTCACTTGCATTTGACTGAGGCTTCTCGCGCATTTGGATTAGGGTTGGGAACTTCTCAGAATCTTCACTAATAGATTTCTTCTCACCCTTAGCCACTGATGAAGCACTTGCTCCCTCAATAGGAAGTTGCAGGATGTCTGTGTATGAAGGCGTCGCAACGGCCTCATCCATAGCCCATAGGACTCCTTGTTGACGTGCCCACTTTCTCATTCGTCTTACGGGAACGATAAAATTAAAGGTTTCTCCTGCGCCTCTAACCAACATTCCTACGTACTTTCCTGCGTCGTCACCCCCACGTTCAGTAAGGAACACACCGCCCCCTGAGGAGCCCGGAAAGGCCGTTACNGTNGTNTGATCAAAGATAACGCCATCTCCACTACCTAAGTTTAAAACACGCCCAATTTGAGACATAATTCCTCGTGTCATGGAGTTAGAACCTTGCTGTCCTAAGAGAGACCCCACATGATACAGTTCCTTACCAATAGCTACGGGCTCATCAGTAGAAATGAATCCAGCGTTCTTATCTACAAAGTTCTTTTTTCTTACCATAAGAAGAGCTAAGTCTTCTCCGTTTTCGGAGTGAGAATACTTCAGAACTTTAGCATCCATTCGTAGCTCTCCCACTTTACGACCTTGTTCAACAAGTTCCTGAACTACTTGAACATCTTTAAATTCGACTAGCTGGACTGGCCTTCCCTGTCTAATAATTGTACGCACAGATCGCAGATTGTCAATAACGTGAGCAGCTGTCCATACAAAATTAATCTTCTCTACCTTGTCCCCTGTTGTTTTAACATTTCGAGTAATTAATACTCCCGATCCCTCACTTCTTCCAGCCTGTACCGTTACTGATACATCTTGAAGTTGTTGAGCGAGATCCTGAGATAGTGCTGTAGAAGCAACAACCATCCATGCAACAAAAACTAATAAAGACTTCTTCATAATATTACCTTTCAATTCCTACTAAAGAAAAAATATTGTTTTCAAATTCCGCATACTCTTCAGGGTTATCCTCCAAATGCTTCGCCAAATTAACCTTTCCTTGGATCTTTTTTTCATTTGGAAGCATTAACCATGTTCCACTTTTTTTAACAATGTCAAAGTCTACCATAAGGTCTGCCAGTTCCATTTCCTTCCATATTCCTCTCCCATATTTGATGTGACTAGAAACTTTTTGACCCGGAGGTCCAATTGCTGAGGTTGCTACTTGCCAATGAACAGTCTGTCCAATTTGAGAATCTCCTTGTAAAATAGGAGTAGTATGACTGGCGTGTAACTTTACATCCGTTTGATATTTTAATGCTGTTCCAGACTTTTCCACTCTAGCTTTTCCTCTACCAAAAGTAGAAACATTAGCCATAAGATGAGTAATCCCAACTACTGTTACTCTATTAATCGGAAGCGCAGGGGCGATACGTCTGCAAAACTTAGCCAATATCTTTTGTACTGTCATAACTTGATGGTCGGCCAAGTCAGAGGTTAATTCATTTTCACTTGCTAACGCCGAAAAAGAATCGATTACACATACGCATTCAGGCTGCCTAGCTACCAACTCATCAAAAATACTCAGGTATTTCTCAGCTGAAAGAATGTTGCCGGGACCTGATTGTACTAATTCAACCTTCTCTGTATCTAATCCTTTAATTCCCGCCATGTCTCTATCACGTAGCCTACCTTCTACATTACCATAGTAAATTTTACGTTCAAGGTTTTGAGCGTTGGAACAGAATGTTAAAGCTGTAACAGTTTTACCTACTTTTTCTGGACCTGTTAATATAAAAAGAGATCCTTCAGGAACTCCTCCCCCTAAGGCAATGTCAATCTTAGGACTTACTGAGAGAATATGAACCTTTCTCTCCATAATAGAAGAAGCTTTGTGAATTACGTCGCCATATTTTTTTATGATATCCTGATTCATTCCAATTCCTCTAGTCGCGATATGATAGATTTCTTTGTGTTGTTGCGAATAAATTTTTCTTTTTTAGTAAAGTCATAGGACTCGTCTTTTTTAGTGGCATCTGGAACCTTATAACTATAGGATTGAATTTTTTCATGAACCCATTTAGGTCTTAGACTTATAATATATTTATTTTCCCTAAGAAAAGCTACAATCTTTTCCACAGTGTGCTTCTCTATTAATTTGGTCAAACTTCTATTATTAATTTGTTCCTGATAAAACTTTTGCCATCCCTTAAGTCCCAATGCCTTAGTATAAAAACCTCTCGGAAGCTCTTTCCTTTCCTTGGCAGCTTTGTTTTCACATATCATTTCGATAATATATTGTCGTCCCGTAATCCAAGAGAACCCTTTGTCGTCAACGTCAGGAGAATAACGGGAGGGGTACGTGCGATCTTCGGTTCTTTTTTTAGCCATTGTCCTTAATCTTATGAATCCAAGGTTTTCTACTTGACTCTCTAGGAATTGTTGATTCTTTGGTTTTATTATCATCTACTCTAGTAGAAGCTGCTGGTGTCATAATTGCCACCCCATCTTGACCACTAGCAGTTTTTTTGATAAAAAGACTAGCATTTTCTACTGCCTTTTGAAGTACAGCTAGTTCTTTCTTAATAAATCCTGCACTTCTGTCAAGCTGACGAGCCATGTCTTCTACTGAAATATTATCTGAAAGCATTCCTTTAAGGCATGACATTTCGATACCTGTTACTTTACCTTTTTTCATAACAATTCCCTTTCCGCATTAGTTAAGTATGCAAGATTTCTGGTCTTGAGAAAGTTTCTATAAAATTCAAATGCTCGTTCCTTGACTTCTACAAATCTCCATTCTAATTTCCCCGCATGTCCTAATCTTTTAGAAGCCATTCCTTCGCTGTACATTCCGATGGGATTAAATAGTTTTCCATAACGTCCTCTCTTAGCGTAGTACTTGGTTCTATTTCCAATCTGAATTCTCATAGCATAGGCATCGGGAGATTCCCGAGCATCTTCAGAAGTCATAGTTAAACAAGGATCTCCATCTTCCATATAATCCTGAGATCCAATCATAGTATAGACTGTCTCTTTTCGCTCTAGCTCTTCAGGATTTTTATCCTTATCAATGATAAAAAGATGCTCTATATCTTTATTAATCTTAGCCATTCTATTCTCCACCTTTATTGTATTTCATACGGCTCATTCCCTTCGGTAGTTTTTTCATACCGCCAGATTTCTTTGTTTTAAAATCGTCTATCATACCTTCTCGTTGAGACTTAGTATATTTTTCAGATTGCTTATCAGCATACTGACCTATAGTTTTACAATCCGAAAGAGAAATAGAAACAAAACCTCCTATATTATCTGCTTCAAAATCCCTATCCATTTTCTTACTTTTACAGGAGGAGCATTTAATTTTTTCTTTTTTTTCATCGTATACAGAGATACTGCAAAACAAAGATGTTGTCTCCGAACACTTGCGACATTTAAAAGTATATTCAGGCATAAGGGCATCCTTATTGTACACTCAAAAAGCTAGAGAGGGGGGTGTGATATAGATAAAATAATAATAAAAGTTGCAAAATCGCTACAACTATAGAGATAAGGTTTATTTTTTTAGGACAGTATTTCCATGTAAAATACAGGCCCCATATACACATGTATGTTCCTATAAATTTACAAAAAATGAAGAATGACACGTCTCCATTATCTAGTTCTATTAAATATTGACCTATAGGATTTTGTTCCACTTGAATAATAATGTCACTGTTTTTACTAAGCCAATAAGTATCTATAGAGGCTACTAATACAATAATGGCGCAGCATATATGTAATATAAATTTTGATTTCATTCCTTGTTCCATTCAAATGCATTTAGACCATCCACATTGGGTACAAGTAACGCATCCCTCTTGGCGCACCAATTCTCCACTATTACATTCTAAACACACACCTTCTTCTTTGGCTCCATCAGGAATATACTTCTTAAGAGCCCTCGACATACTTTTAGCAAAGCTAGTCATGTCTCCTTTTACTTTTTCTAATTGCTGAACCACATAATGAATGTCTGCTCCATGACGCAGAGCTGTAGAGGTCATTCTAGTTAGGGCGTCCTCTTCCTCGCTACATGTAGCATTAATAGGAGAAATTTCTGAGTCATCTTCTAGAACTGCCTTGTACATCCCC